GCAATGATGGCATTGGCAATTGCCGGCAACACTACGCTGGATCAGCTGACGGATGAGCAGAGGGATGTTGTGGCTCATTTCAAGAGTCCTGCAATGCCGTCTGTATCGGTAACTGCGGATGCGGCGGTTAAGATCGCGTCTGTCAGACCGGCATTTGCTGGTACTGATGTATTTGCAGAGATGATCGGCTTCGACCAGGCAGACATCCGGAGAATTAAAGCCCAGGAGACACGGGCAAGAGGTCTTCAGACGCTGAGTGAGGAATTCGGCAATGATCTCGAAGAATAAGTGGCAGACTTACATCCAGAAGCTGGCTACGATTGATGCGAAAGCAGCCGGGATGATCCGGGAGTATATCGATACAAACGGTCTCGAAAACAGTCAGGAACTTATCGAGTACGCGTATGGAATCGTGACAAAGTATGGGGAAGCATCAGCAGAATTATCCTGTGAAATGTATGACCTGATGGCTGAATCCCAGGGCGCGGTGGTTCCGCCGGCAGAACCGGCAGATACCGCCACGATCGATGAAGTTGCAAGGGGTGTTCAGTGGGGAAAATATCACTCTCCAAATCAGATCCCGAGTATCGTAGGCAGACAGACCAGGCAGGCCGGCGCTGACACCATGATCAAAAATGCGATTCGTGATCAGGTGGAATGGGCATGGATCCCGTCCGGAGATACCTGTGCATTCTGCATCACACTCGCTTCCAGAGGATGGCAGAGAGCATCAAAGAAGGTTCTGAAGGGTGATCATGCAGAGCACATTCACGCAAACTGTGACTGCACATTCGGTATTGCCTTTAATCAGAAAGGCAAGCAGGAGTATGACTACATTTATGATCCGCAGAAATATGAGGACATGTATTATGGCGCAGATGGAAGCTCTCCTAAGCAGAGAATTAATTCGATCCGACGTGCACGGTACCAGCTGAATAAGGATTACATAAATGCCCAAAAGCGGGACGCGTATCAGGCAAGGGCTTTTGGCAAATCATTGGAGAATGCAGTAGATAAAAAGCTAAGCCACAACTCATTAATAGGCTTTTTCGAAGACGAGTATGCAGAGACTCATTATATCGATATAAGGGATGTTCCTGAAAAGAGTATTGAAGAGATAAAAAGTATGGCTAATGAAATGCTTAATATTGCGAATCAATATAGCCAATCAAAATCAACTTGGACTGGGAGAATAACATATAGCAAAGAAGGAGCTGGATTTAATCCTAAAACGCACGATATTGAGACAGATGGTCATATGAATAATCATATGGTTCTGCATGAAATTCTGCATAGTAAATCAGTAGGAAATTATACTTTTGAACAGTATATAGACCACCTATACGAAGAAGAATTGCCAGTTCAAATGTTGACGCAGGAAATTTCACGCCGAATTGGTCTCGTAGAAGTTAATGGCGGATATGAAAAGGCTATCAACAGGTTAAGAGACATCAATAAAGACTATGGTTTATTCAATAGTGATTATGATTTTGCTGTTGCTTTGTTCAATACAGATTTGATGGACAGAGAGGCTTTTTTACAGCAACTTATGCTAAAATCAGCTTTAGAGAAAGCAATGTCTGAGCAAGAGCTGGCTATAGCTCTTGAAAGAATTGAAGGAGCATTTCATGACATCATACTCTGAGGAATTCAAAAGTCTTGTTTCAAGGATAGTGCCAGGACAGCCAAAGACTTATTATCAACAGTTATATAGGGATATGCTCGAGTTTATAGAAAATGACACAAACGGTGAAGGAAATAAGATGAGGCATTCAGATTTTTATAGGACTGTATGGCGTATTGTTCAAACTATTGAAGCGTGACAGGTTTTTCACTGATAGTTGCGATAAATGAAGGTGGATAAGCACTGAGATAAATCTCGGTGCTTTTTTCATGGCAACTCGTGCCTTAAACGGGGTAATGACGCCCGCCAAATAAGTGCGGTGAAAGGAGCCTAATGGCAGAAGAAGTAAAAGATGTGACGACTCCATCAACTGAGCCGGAAAGAACGTTCACGCAGTCAGAACTCAATGCAATTCTGGGCGATCGGCTTGCACAGGAACGGAAGAAGTATGCTGACTTCGATTCATTCAAGGAAAAGGCAGAAGCCTATGACAAACAGGTCGAAGCATCCAAGAGCGAACTGGAGAAGGCAATTGAAGAGAGGGATAAGTACAAGAAGGAAATCGATGCTCTTAAGGCGGCGAACGAGCTGAAGCAGCTCACAGAAGAAGTTGCCAGGGAAACAGGTATCGATGCCTCTATCCTTCGGGGATCTACAAGGGAAGAGCTGGAAGCCCATGCAAATCTCATCAAGAGCGCATTCGGCAGAACAGGCTATCCGACCGTTAAGGATTCCGGGGAAGCACGCGTCCCGACCACGACGAAAGAAGACATTCTTTCAATTAAAGACGACAAGAAACGTCTGAAGGCTATTAAAGAGAACATTGAATTGTTCCAGAAAGGGTAAAAGATAATGGCTGATATTCTTAAAACTGAAGCTCTGGCTCAGGACATCAATTTTGTTACTCGTTTCGAGAACGATCTGCACAACCTGCTCGCTGTACTCGGCAAGACTGATGTGCAGGTAGTTGCTCCGGGCACTGCGTTCAAGATCTACACGACAAGCGGCGCGCTGTCTGCTACTACTGTAGCTGAAAAGGCTGCCATTCCGGATTCCGGTATCGCAGTAGGTGCTCCGACTGTTGTCGAACTGACTTACAAGAAGTACCGCAACATGACCGGTATCGAATCCATCGGCAAGTATGGCTATGATGTTGCTGTCGGTGAAACCAACAAGGCTATGCTGAAGCTGATCCAGAAAGGTGTTCGTGAATCCATCTACAACGCACTGAAACAGAACGGTATTGCTACTGCTACAGCTACAGGTGGCTTCCAGGGTCAGATCGCAAAGGCTGCTGCAGAAGTTGCCAAGAAGTTCGAAGACGAAGCTGCTACACCGATCTTCTTCGCGAATCCGGATGATGCTTATGGCTATCTCGGTACTCACAATGTAACTCTCGAAACACAGTTCGGTCTGTCTTATCTGGCAAACTTCATGGGCATCGGCAATGTCGTCATCGACTCCAATGTTCCTGCAGGTGCTGTGATCGGCACAGCTTCCGAAAATCTGTCCGTCGTTGCAGCTTCCATCGGCGCGATCCCGGGCATGGACATGACTTCCGACGAGAGCGGCATCATCGCTGTTCATAACGGTGCGAAGTACGAAAACGCAGCAGTCGAAACTGTCGCATACTGCGGACTTGCTGTACAGCCTGCATTCCTCGACAGAATCGTTAAAGTAACGGCGGCTGCCTAATGAAAAAGGCAACGGTGCTGATACCGTTTCTTGATCTCAAAGAGGGTGTCTCCAGAGAAGTTGGGGACACCTTCTCTTGTGATGATGAAAGAGGCGAGTATCTCAAGAAACTGTTCCTGGTTTCTGTAGAAGATATGCAGGAGCCGGAGCAGAAGAAAAAGAGATCTGTAAAGAAGAAAGAGGGATAGGGCAGTGGCTTACGCAACAGTAGAAGATGTAGAAAAAGGTTTCCGCACACTGACTGATGATGAGCGGACAAAGTGTGAAGCACTGCTTGATGAGGCTGATATTCTGATCGATGCTGTTGCTTCAACTGCCGAAACAAACGCAAAAAAGGTTGCTGAATGCCGGATCGTGCGCAGAGCGCTGGGTGATGGTTCTTCCGGTAATTTCCCGATGGGATCAACGCAGGGGTCCATGAGCGCGCTTGGATACAGTCAGTCCTGGACGATCTCCAATGGAGGTGCGGGTGAACTGTATATCGGGAAAACGGAAAAGGTTATCCTCGGCATCGGTAATAAGATCGGTGTGGCCGATCCGTATGGGGTGTCGGAATGATCAAGGGAATTACAGTAACCTTATGGACGAAAACCCGAGTCGGAACAGACTCGCTGAACCAGCCAATCTATGAGTGGGATCCAGAGGAAGTCGACAATGTGCTTGTTGCTCAGCCTACCGCGCAGGAACAGCTCGCTGAGTTTAACCTGACGGGCAGG